CACCGCACAACGATAAAAAGCGGTTAACATGCTAGAATAGTTCAGTTGGTAGAACATCTGTTTTGTAAGCAGGCTGTCGAGGGTTCGAGTCCTTCTTCTAGCTCCAATGCGGTATTTGCCGCAAATTTTATATTTTATTTTTGGAGGTATATTTTTATGAATATTTTTGATGATTTTGTTTTTGGTGATTTTTGTGATCCGTTTTTAGGGAATGTAAGTTCTTTGAAATTCTTTTCAAACAATACGCAAGATCAGCATCCAATTAGTATTCAAAAACTTGCAAATGATGATAAACTAGTTGATAAAGATCATACGGTTTATAGAATTTCATGCCGGTCTGTTGGTGTGTCTCCGAGTGATGTTTCTGTTGAGATTGATGGGAAAACACTTTGGATTAAAGGTGAAACTGATAATAAAGATAGTGAGTACAATTTTAAAGTAGGCTATACTATTTCTGATGATTTAATTGGCCAAATTGATCAAGTAAAATTTAATTCAGCAAATGGGATTACATATGTCTATTTGTTTGTAAAGAGAAATAATCCGAATATTAAAATTGAGAGAATGTAAACTGGGCTATCTTTAGTTAAAAATGTTGGAATGCTATATTATATGGCATTCCTTTATTTATGTAATTGCGGAGGTAAAGACTTAGTGATTGCATGATAGAAGAATTATTTTATTAAGCAATAATTTATACAGAAAGGAGTGTTTACCATATCAATTAAGTCTAAAACTGTTCCAAAGAGAAAATCTAAAGTAAATAATAAATATGTTTGCCAGTGTTGTGGTGTTTCTAAAAGTGAAAGTAATTTTTATAAAAGTCAATGGACAAAAGTTTGGAATGTATCTGGTAGACATGTCCTTTTTTGTAAAAACTGTATTGATAAGCTTATGAAAGAATATACAAATAGATATGGAGAACAAACTGCTTTAGCAATATGTTTGGCTTTATTGGATATGCCATTCTATCCTACTCTATATCGAAGTATAATAATGAATAATTCATTTTTTAATATAGGATTATATATTCGTTTGCTTAATGGCAAGCAGTATAGATTTAAATGTTTTGCTGATTCAATTGTCGAACATCAATTATCAAAATCTGATGAAGAAGTTAAAAAAGAAGTTGAATCTAAATGGAGCAAAACAGATAAGCAAAATATGAAATTCGCTATTTCTGTAGTTGGTTATGATCCATTTGATAATTGTGGTATGACAGACAATGATAGAAAATATTGTTTTAATATTTTAGCAGGATATTGTGATGATAATAGTGTTCAAGATGATGGGCACAAAATACAATGTTTTATTCAGATTACACAGTCGCAGTTGCAATGTAGAAAAATAGATGAAATGATTAACTCTGAGTTATTACTTGCCAATCCAGATGGTGCGAGAATTAAAAATTTTACAGATACAAAGACTAAACTACTTGATAGTATTAATGCAACTGTAAATAAAAATCATTTACTTGCGGATTCAAAGAATAACTCTAAAGGTAAAAATACTTTGTCTGCTAAAATTAATGAACTCACAAAAAATGGTTACGAAGATATGAAAGTTAATCTATTTGATATAAAAACATGCGAAGCTATGAGACAAGTTGAAGATTTAAGTAATAAAAGTATTATGAGTCAGGTAAATTTGGATTCAAATGCTTCTACTGAAATGTTGAAAGAACAACGTGAGCTATTACTTGATTATGAAAATAAAGCAGATACTTTGCAAGAAGAAAACAGGAAATTGAAAAATGAATTATTGAGTTTAACAAGTAAAAAGAAGTAGGCGATATAAATGGATTTTTATGCACCTATGACAAAACGGGAGCTTAGTCAAAGAAAATTAGAGGAGTGTGCAAAACTTTCTAAAATAGTTCAGTTAGGTAGGCAAAATCCAATTTGGTTTAGTGAGGAATTTTATGGAATTAAGTTAATGGATTACCAAAAATGGTGTTTTATGAAGAGTTGGGCGCGCCCATATGTTGTTTGGCTATGTTGTCGTGGTGCAGGTAAAACAACATTATTGGCTGTGTTTTTGCAAACTAAAATGTTATTAATTCCTAATTACAAAGTATATATTAGCACTAACTCAGCTCAGCAGAGTTTTGAGGTATTTGATAAGATTGAAAATTTAGCGTTGCAAAGAATACCATCTTTTCAAACAGTTACAAATATTTTTGCAAATGAGGTTGATACGTCAACAAGTGATACTGGATTTTTGCAAGATCCTGCTGGACATAGATTCAGGCTGTATAACAATTCTGAATTACGTACTCTTTCTACAAATTTATCTGCTATAAGAGGTAAACGTGGTTCTGTTTATTATGATGAGACTGCATGGCAAACAAAAGAGCAGATGGCTGTAACTGAAAATTTTATTAATGTTGATTCAAACTTTAAACTTGGTACAAATAAAGTAAAATATTATGAACCTATTCAAATGCCATTACAGTTGTTATTTGCATCTTCTGCTGGAGATGTTACATATCCGTTTTATGAACGATATTCAAGTTATAGTAAGAAAATGATTGAAGGAAATCCTGATTATTTTGTTTGCGATTTAAATGTAGATACTATTTTTAATTATTCAACTGTTGACGGTATAAAGATAAAATCTCATTTGACTAGAAACCAAATTGACAAGTTGATAGAGGATGATCCGGATGCGGCTGAGCGAGAACTGTATAACAAATTTAGACATGGTGTCGGGCAGAATGCTGTTGTAAGGATGGAAACAATTATAGCAAATTCTTATGTTTATATACCTGAGTTTTATAATAAGAATAAAGAGCATTATATATTTTGTTATGATCCGGCACGAAATTTCGATGGTAGCATTTTAGGAATTTTTAAAGTCATAGATGATAAAAAAGTTGGTTTTAAGCTTAGACTTGTGAATATGATTTCAATGGTTGATACAGGAACAAAAAAGAAAACGCCTTTGCCTATGACTGAGCAATTGCCTATTATAAAAAAGCAATTGCTTAATTTTAAAGGTGATCGTTGTGCTGAATGGGAAAATATTGATTTTTATATTGATGCCGGCGCTGGTGGAGGTGGTATTTCTGCTGTTGCGGATCAACTAATGCCAGACTGGATAGATGACAGTGGTGTTAAGCATCGTGGAATGATTGATCCTGTGCATAAACAATATGAAACTTCTCGCAATAAATATACAAATGCCGCACCTATAATTCATTTGATAGAACCAGAGAAATATCAAAAAATAATTTATAGTGCATTGGAGAAAATGACGCGATTAAATCTTATTGAGTTTCCAGAATATGATAATAAGGATTTTCTGTTATTGGAAAAAGACAATGGTGAAAAATATGAATATAAATTATCTTCTGATGAACAAATGGCATTAGTTCAATGTAATTTGGCAAAGAATGAAATGGTGTATATGTGTAGGACTGATACTCAAAACGGTGGAGTTCAATATGAGTTAGCTAAGGATAAAAAAAATAAAATACATGATGATAGGGCTTATGTTACAGCTATGGCGGCCTATGCTCTTTCGCGTATTAGGCGTAATGATTTAGTGTCTAAACCTCAAGAGAAGAGTTATAAAGATGTTCCATATTTTGTTTCAGATATTGAATTTTGACTGAAGGAAGGTGATTGATTGGCGAAAAAAAAAGATGAAAAATTTAATGTTATTTTAAAATCAGATGTTGATGATCTGAATGGTAATGAAGCTACCATAATTACAACTGCGCAAGACAAAATTAAAAAAGTTGCTGATAAAAAATATATAGAATCATTTAATAGCTATGATCCTATGAATAATCGTTATGCTTCATTGCTTGATTTGGCAAATGATAAAGGGTTGTCATCTATTTCTTTTAAAGAAATGAATAGGCTTGCTATTAATCCTCAGTCGCATATTGAAGATATTGAAGAAATTAATAGTGTTGTTAGACAATATATTAATAGAGACGATATAATTGGAAAAACATATGAAACGATTGAAAGTAATGTAAATACTTCATATCGTATTTCGTATAAAGATTTTTCAGATCATCGTAATAAGAAAAATATATTAAATAATGCAAAGGATATTATAGAAAATTTTAATAATTCAATTAATGTGAAATCTCTTATTCGTAGTATAGTTCCTACTACTTATGCAGAGGGAAATTATTTTATGTATCTACGTCATGAAAATAATAATTATATTGTTGATTATTATCCGATTGGAATTGTTTTCATAAGTGATTATGAAGCAAATGGAGAACCATATTTGATTGTAGATATGCAAAAGCTTATAAATAGTATTACATCTAATAGAATGACAAATAGGCTTGGAAAGTCATTATTTTTTAATAGTTTAGATGAAGAAATAAAGAAAACATATCCTGCCGAGATTTATAATGCTTATAAGAATAGAGAAAAATATGCTGTTCTTGATATTAGATATAGTGGTGTTATTCGCACTAATAACATGAATCGTAAATATGGATTAACCCCTATATTCCGTGCTTTGAAATCTGCTATTATGCTTGAAACTTTTGATTACACGGATCTTATTAATTCTAAAGCTAAAGCTAAAAAAATAATTCACCAAACAATGCGTAAAGAAATCATGGGAAATGAATATAGTCAAAAGGGTCTTGAGGATACAGCATATGCTCATGACAATTTAATGCACGCATGGAAACAGCCAACTGTTATTGTAACAACGCCACCTTCTGTGGAAAGCATTGAGTATGTAGAACCTAATACAGAAAATGTCAACTCGGATACTATTCAGCAATATAGGAATCGTGAGTTGTTGTCTCTTGGTATTACATTTTTAGCAAGTGATAAAGGGCAGACTGTTACCACTGCAAATGTTTCTATTAAAGAACTTGTAAAGACGATTGATAAAATTACAGAACAGATCGCTATGGTACTTAATAAATGGTATAAGGTTGTTCTTGCTGATAATGGAATTTCTGAAGCTTATGCTCCTACTGTATCAATTGGTAGTAGTGAAGAACTTAGCTTGGAAATGAAACAAGAACTTACTGAGTTTTTATTCTGTAAACTTGGATGTTCATATGATACTGCTTATTCTCTTATGAATATTAATGTAAATGATGAAAAGCAAAAACGTGTCAATGAGAATGAACAAGAATTTGAGAATATATTTAAGCCACGTCCAAATAGTTACACTTATACTGATAAGGCAGAAGAACCGAATGCGGACAATGAGGGTGGCAGACCAGAAAGTAATCCTGATGAAAATAAGAAGATTTATGATAAAACACGTAATAAAGCAAAGGATGGCAAAACATAATGCATAAGTTAGTGATTTGTTGTCCTAATTGTAAATCATCCATTGTTGTTTATATTAACGATGATTTTAGCATATATAAAATAGATTATAAGAAAAATGATACGCATAGATTTAAAACTGGAAGAGTTATGTTTGGTTCTTATAGAAAGAAGGTGATTAAAAGTTGAGAAGCAATAAGATAGTTCTTTCAAATAAATCAACGATCAATAGCTTTGATGAAAATGAGACATTTCTTACAGCCAAGTTTTTAGTATGTGATTTTAGCGTGAACCGTAATGGTGTAATGTTAAATAGAAGGACAATTAATAATTGGATTAATACTCTTGTTGGACAGCCCGTATTAGGTAAACTTGGCGTGTATGATGATAATGGTCAGATAGTAGATTTTACAAGTCATAATGATATGATACAGATGCGTCAAGATGAAAATGGTAATATTTATTCTACTGATGATTTTGATACATGCGCAATTGGTGTATTTACGGATGTTTCTATAAATGAAATTGATGGAAATGAATGTATTATCGGAACGGCGCATATTTGGAAACGATTTCATGATTTTTGTGCAGTATTAAGACGCCGTGCAAGTGATGAAAACAAACCTGTAAATACGTCATGGGAGATTTTAGTTAAAGCATCACATAATACAATTATAGGTGGTCAGCCAGTTGAAGTAATTGATGATGGTGCGTTTTTGGGACATTGCATTTTATCGCAGATTACTGAACCTGCGTATCCGAATAGCCGGCTATTATCAGTTGCAGCTAAAAAAGATATTGGGGATTATGAGTTATTTGATGCGTTGAAGAGAGATGTAAGTGTATTGAGAACTAAACAAATTGCAGAATCATCAGATGGAGTAGTGCCCAAGAATATTTCCACTAAAAAAGCAGATGAAGATACTACTTGGACGGCCCCTACCCTATCTGATTTTACTGATAAAAAATGGAGCGAACTTACAGATGATGAGAAAACTAAAATTGCAGAACATTATGCTTGGGCTAAAGCAGTGCCGCCTGATAAATTTAGCGATTTAAAGTTACCGCATCATCAAGCAAGCGATGGTAAAGTTGTTTTGCGTGCTGTAGAAAATGCGTCTGCGCGTTTAAATCAAACAGATATTCCAGATGGTATTGTAGATAAGGTTAAGTCTCATTTGGAGGCGCATTATCATCAGTTTGATAAGAAAGCTCCGTGGGAGGAGGATTCAAAAATGAAAAATGACGATAAGCCAGAAACCACAGCAAGTGATAATACTACTGTGGAAAGCAATAAATCAAAAGTAAAAGTTTCAGAACTGACAGATCATGATATTCATAAGAAATTATATGATGCTATTGCAGATAAACTTAATTGTGGCATTTATGATGTGAATATTATTTTTGTAATTGCTACTACAAATACCGTTTGGGTACAACGTTGGGGTGATGATGATCTTTCAGTTAAAATCTTTACGTATAAGGTTGACGGTAAGAATAATACCGTTACGGTAAGCGATCCTGTCGATGGAAAACTTTCTGTAAGTGTTGATAAGATTAATGATACCATTTCAGATTATAAGGGTCAAATTGCAAAGTTAAATAGTTCTATAGTGAAAGCAAATAGCACTGTACAAAATCTTAATAAACAGGTAGCGGAATTAAAACCATACAAAGAAGCTGCTGATCAGGCAGAAGCCAATAGGATCGAAGCGGAAACAGTTAAGAAACGCGACGCTATGAAAAAGTATGCGCTTAACAGTGGACTTATTTCTAAGTCTGAACTTGAATCTGATAAGAAAATTAAGACGTGCATTGATAATGTTTGTAAAAAAGATTTGGATAGTATTATTGCTGATAGGTTCATTAAATCGCTTGATAAGAAGTCAAGTGTAGAAACTTCATCTAAAAAGGCCGAAGTTGCAAATGTAAAACATATAATTTCTGATGTGTCAGAGAAAGACTCTAATTTTAATGATGATGAAGAAGATTATGTTGAAATCATGTCTAAATATATTAATGGTTAATTTTTTGAAGGAGGAATATTATGCTTAGAGATATTATGACTAATACAGGCAAAGTTGCTGATGCAACTTATTCTGCTGGTACTGATCTGGTTCGTGGAATGGTCGTTGTTAAATCCAATGGAAATACTGCGTTTGCAACTGCTCCAACTGGAGATAATGTATTCTTTGTTGATAAAGAACCAATTCCTGCTGGAGTAGATTCTGTTCGTGGGGAACTTTCAGATTATGATTCATCTTTTGAAAATATTAAATCTGGTGAAAAGGTAGTTCTGAAGAATTATGTTGCAGGAGAAACCATTGCTACAGATCAGATTGATTCTTCTGTGACAAAAGGTGTTTATCTTGAAGCTGGAACTGATGGGAAGCTTGCGGCCGCTGGTGTGGATGTAATTACTAAGATGATTTGCGGCGGGGATTATGATGACAATGGTCATTCTCTAAAGCTTGTTGAATTTGTTCAGTAATTTTGTTTATATTGTAAAGGAGGAATATTATGTCTGCTAATATTGAAGTATCTGAAATTCTTAAAAAGCCGGGTGCTATGTATAATTGGGCTTCTAAAGTTACATATAGAAGAGAACTAAATGATGAAGAGAGCGAAATTTCTAAGGTTGTAGATGCTTGGGCTAAAGAGATTGGTCGTAGTGGTTATGATCCTAAGCATGAAATTGCAAACTATATTGTCAAGACAATTCAGCCAGAGGTTTATGATAAGCCTGATGCTCTGCTTTCTTTAATTTTTAATCGTGGTGCGGTTGGGGAATTTGATGATTTTGAAATTGATGAAATTCCCGGTAACACTCTGAAACCATATGAGGCTGCTCATGGTGGCAATGTTCCAAAGAGCTATCTGGATATTCGTAAATTTCAGCCTCGTTGGTTTCATAAGCAAGTAGAAACTGAGGTTCGTTATTCTGAACTTCGGCGTGGCGGTTATCGTAGTATTGCAAATCTTACTACTTTTGCTAAGGAATCTCTTCTAAATTCTGAAATTTCTGAAGTATTTAACGATATTGATGATGGGATTACAGGTGGAGATCAGGTTATTGCAAACGATGGTGATACCCTTACAAAGGTCGCGCTTGATAAGCTTGCCCTTTATGTAATTGATCGTGTAGATTCTGGGGATTACCCTCTTGCTTTTGGTCTTAATAAATATGCACAGGCTATTGCAAATATGGCTGGGTATTCTTCTTACATGAGCGATAACATGAAAGAGGAATTTAATCGTTATGGTCTAATTCGTGACTATAATGGACTATCTATTTCAGGAATTTCCGGTGCTAAGAAAACTGCAACAGGTGAGCTTCTTATTCCTGATAAGCGCATTTTCGGTGTAGCTGGGAAAATTGGAGAACTTGATACACGTGGAGAAATTCGTGTTTATGAAACTCCAGATAATAATCAGGAAAAGATGAATCTGAAGATTACGGGATTTGAGTTTGGTTATGCTATTACTCATCCTGAGAAGGCCGCTAAGATTACTATGAATGCGTAATAATATTTAAATGAATCGAGGAACATGAATGTCTTTTGAAGATAACAAAGTAACATTACTGAATTATAATCCATTCACAGTTTGTGTACCTACTGAAACACGTACTTATACATTTTCACCATGTTATGATTATGGGCGCCCAACGATTGTCAATGTGTCTTTCCCTGATGTTGAATATATTAATAGTAGGTCTAATGCGTTTAGAAATGGCCTCCTATTCTTTCTACCAGAAAAGCAAGAATCTATTTATAAAGCGCTTTCAATATTTGATTGGAAGAATATTTTGACTAATCAAGAGATTGAACAGATTATGTTAAATCCTACAGTTGATGGAATTAAAAAGTTGATTAGTGTAAAAGATGTGTCTGTGTTTGATAGGGTTTACAGCATTATGACGTATTTGAGTAATTCTGAAGTAGATTTATCTAATCGTGTGATTCGTGTTATTCGTGCGCGTCACAGAGAATTGAAGCGTGGTATTTTCAATACGCAGATTGAGGTACAGGAAAATATACTTGATACGAAAAAAGAAAATGTTGATGCGTTAAAGAAACAGAACGAGCTTCTTATGAATGAATTGAAGGAATTAAAAAAGCAAGTATCTGCACTTACTACAAGTAAGCGTAATACGACTACTGCTAAGTCAACTGGACGTAAAGTAGGAAGGCCAAAATCAACAAAATAATAGGAGGTGTTGCAATGCCAACGTCTTTTAATGTACCTATTCAGGCTTTTTTTAGACGT